CGTATCCTCAATACGTCTAATTTGCTGATAAACAAAGGTGTATGCCTCGTCGGGAGTGGGCCACAGATAGACAACCGGAGCATCGCGCTGCTTGTCTACATACAAGTTCACGGGACGCCCTTCGGTAAGCTTATTCGGAATCGTGGAATACTGTGATACACTGAAACGCGAGAGCGGCAGATCGCTTTGCGAGGTGCCGGATCCATCACGAATCCAATGCTGAATCAGATCAATCGTATCCGAATCCAACGTAACCGTGGAAGTACTTGCCGTAAGGGTCTTGGTGCCCTGTTCCACGGTCCAAAAGTTGAGGCCACGATTTGTCCACTCAAGACTCAATAGATTCAGCGATCTACGGGCTGTTTCGATGTCATAGCCCGTCTTCGACTGAAGACCACATCGCTCGAACGCCTCTTCGATGACCTCCGAAATCTCAAGATTGAATGCGGAAGTTCCAGACGTAGCCATTAGCCCCTCGCCTTTCTACATACTTGATCCTGAAAATTTTCAACTTTTGATGGCGTCAAGGAGCCATCACCAATTATCCCTCCGGCCCTCATATGAGAATAATCCGCAAGCTTGGTATTATTGGCAATTGCCTTCTTGATCATGCCACCAGTCGCATATTCCTTGGCCCACTTCTTTGCAATCCGGGGCTTGTTGGCAAACAGATATCTTCTCTGCTTCTCACTCTTAAAGGGCATTTCTAAATCGCCTTCCAATTCGGATACTTCTTGGCAATACGACTCGTGTATCCACGCTCGTCCGCGTGTTCGGGATAATTCTCCGCAATCCTGCTGGTGTAGCCCCAGAAATGATCTTCATTCGCCTTCTTCTCCGCGATTTCCTGAAACGTAGGAACTTTTACAGTCGGGTTTTTAGGATCTTCGGCCATTAGTAGCTCTTCCTCATAGCCATCATAACGGTATAACGATCACCGCTTGATGCGCCTGTAGTGGTGAAGTTTATATCCCCGGTTGGGCTGGATGCATTATTAATAAGGGGGCCAGCCTGTCGGAAATCGTAGAAGCCGTAGCCACTGAGCGTCCAGCAGATAACGTCCGTGCTGGCGTCCCAGAGAATATCTACGGTCATACCGGAACAATCATACCACATTTGTTGGATTGTTACGCCATCACAAGCTCTTTCCGTGCCGGATTCGGCTTGAAGTGCGGATACATCGACCTTCGTAACTGCGGCTTCACCACTACCATCGGAGATATTGGTGAATTTCATAACGGCGATACGGTCGCCGTCTTGGATAGTCTGAGACGTTACTGCGTCGGCCATTTTCCCGTTCTCCCCGCGAGGACAGGACTTCTAGCCCCGCTCGCAATAGGAGATAACAGCCACCCATCCGTCCGGATGGGCAGCCTTATCTCAATTCAATCAATCATCTCTTACGGCTGATCGGTGAAGGCAGGTACATCCGCACCTTCCTGATAACCCCAAATGATCCAATTCGTTGAATCCTTTGCCAGAATATTGATTTCAAAAATACCAAAATCCGTCAGAGTTAATATGGAATTTGAACCGCCGTCGGCATACACGGAAACATTGTCTGCGTTGGAATCCAAATGGACGATACCACCAATGTAGAAATTGGTATCGGAGCCCGTATCGAAAATGACATTCTCAGCCTCTTCCGCCGCGCCACCATAAACAAACTTGAACCATACTCCCGCCGTAGGCGACGGAAGAGTGATCGTCCGGTTTCCGGTAATCGCCGGAACAACATTGACCCTGCCAGCATTGGCAGTAGCAGTCAGAGTAGTGTCTTCATCCCCAAACGTAATGGGAGTAACCTGCAATCCCGATCCGTCTAAGCTGAATTCCGTCGTGATCGCACCAGTTGTCGAGTTTTTCGATACTACATCGAATCCATCTTCGGACCTGACTGGTCCCGAGAAAGTCGTGTTAGCCATAACTCTACCTTTTTACGAAAGGATTCGTCCCGAAGTCTTCGTAACGTCTGCTGGGCCAGTCGCCGGGACTATGTATCCCAGAACAAAAAAGGGGGACGGGAGTGTTGACGCGAGACAGGAGATAAATCGCCGGAAGCCACCTGGAAACGACGACCATCATTGTCTACCACTCCCACCCCCCCTAACTATCCTACGCTCCGGGCGAACCCCAGATCCCTAGTGGATCGGATACACCGAAGCTGTACCGCTCGCGAGCCTTGTAGCGAACATTTCCGGTATCGAAATCACCGTCCATGCTCGTTTCCAGTGCTACGCGATTGAAGTGCTTCATGCCGTTCGGAACGTCGGTAAGCAGGAACCACGCATCCGTGTCCGTCAGATAGTGATTCACTACCGTTCCGCCGGGAACAACACCCATGCTTCTTACGGCATTGATGTCATTGTCCGCAGTACCGGGACGAAGCTCAGATTTCATCACCCGTGTCGCCACAAACTGTAGATCCGGCGGGATGACGAGCGTCTGGGGACGAGCAGCGATCATCAGACCACGCTCATCGGTCCATTTGCCAATCTGAATTACAGCAGCCTCAAGAGAAGTCTCGTTGAGGTCGACGGCAGTCGCTGGACGATTGGAATTCTTGCCACCTGAAACAAGCGGGTGACCGTCACCACCGGTTACACCATCACCGGACGCCGTGAAAAGGTTCACACCGTCGCCGCTCTGATAAGCGTTGGTAAACCCATTGTTCAATGGAACAACGGCCTTAACCTGCTTGGTGTGGGCCATGGCACGAGCCAAAGCCTTGGTATAACGAGCCGACAGCGAATCGTAGAGATTATCCTCCATGGCCTCTTCCGTAATGGCAAAGCCCATGGCGATTGTCTCGTGATTGTAACGAGCCGTAAAGCTCTCCTGTGCAGCGTCGTAAGAAATCGCAGACCCCTCATCCTTCACCGGGGCAGCGTCGAAGCCCGAAAGCTTCACTTCTTCTTCAAATGACCTATCCGAACTTTCCGTCTCGTAGATTTCACCATGCTCATCGTCATAGCGAGCATATTCCATCCCGAAAAGCGCATTCAAGCCCGGAAGTAGTTCCTTGAGAAGTTGTGCGCGACTAATAGCCATTGGTCAGTTCTCCTATACGCCAGTAGCGTTCAAATAGGAATGATTAGAAGCTGACCCGCTAGACGCAGCGTTGAACTTCACGATAACATCTGGATAAGTATCACTCGCCGTCGTTCCTTTCGGAGGTAGGCTGTTAGGCCCATCGACGAAATCGATGATACGAAGGGGCAGCGTATTCGTTGTTGCCGGAGTGCTGCCATCAAGTGCGCTCTTGGACTTACCGATAGTCGTACTACCGGCTGTCACGACAATGGATGCATTAAGTCCACGATCCGTGGTGTTGAGCGCCTCGTCGGACTGCATCTGAAACACGACAAAAGGATCGTCCAGCACATACGCCATCGCATCAGTGGCCGCATTCGATGCGGGCCAAAAATTTGAAAACGTCTTCTGGCTGGTAGTCGGGTCCGTATAAGAGCAACCCAAGAAGATTCCAACTGCGGTCAGGGCGGTAGTACCAGTATCCTTCTGAATAGTACCATCCGCCGCGACCTTAACGAAATCACCATTAGAGATCTGAGTGCCGTAAGTAGTGATAATCGGCAAATGTCTCGTCTTACTGGTGAATGAACCCGAAGCACTAAGAGTGCCAATGGGTCTAGCCCCGTATGGGGCCGCCGTAGTAGCCATAAGTACCTCTATCTAGTCGTATCGTGGCATCAGCGACCGCCGCCACCGAATGCTACACGAGTTTTACGGTCAGGCGCAAGAACAGGCATTCGTGGATCGTTCTCACGCATGTAGTTGTTATCAACTGCTTGCATCTGCGATTCGGCGTGATTCTTATAATAAGCTCGCCTTTGGGCCACCAATTCGTCCGGTGCCTTGCAGAGCAGTAACCCACCAACCTCAATGCCACCCTTCGCGCCCCATTCCGATTTATGATCGCTCATAATTTGCAATTCCGGGTGATCTTCGGCACGAACCGGCTCCCATCCTTCACGAAAACGCTTTGACACGTTCGTGTTGTCTGGACTGCCTACCATAGAGGTTCGTATCCATCTAAACACCCATCCATCTTGCGGATCCGGGTCTGGAAGTATGGAAGCGGGCTCCCAAGATTGTGCCCGAATTTCATTTTCACGACTCTCAAGTTCTCTTGGTTCCCGTGGGGCGCGTTCTTCAGCCATTAGACCATCTCCTTCATTACCTGGGCCGCATATTGCTGAGGGGTAAGCCCCAAGCGTTTCGCGAGTCTAACTTGGGTCTCCGTCAACCTGACGGTGCGTGGCCTGGCTCCGCTATTTCTAGAAGCAGACGCTACCACGGACTTTTTTTGAGGCGGTGCGGTGTCAACAACCATCGTAGAACTGGTGCGCTGGCCGCTACTACCGAATTGCGTAGGAAAAACTTCTTTCATACGAGAATCAATCAATTGATAGTATTCTTCGGACTCCGGGTCAATACCTTCGTCTCCAACTAACCTTTCGTGTACGCCATAAGCAAAACTGGTCATTTCCTTATCAGTACCAAACCAAGGATTACGACCTTGCCACTCCACCGCCTTCCCATCCGGCTGAATCGGCTCTGGAATGTACTGTTGTTGCTGGCTCGCAAGCTGTTGGTCCTCCGCCATCACCTGCTGCTTCCAATTATCGATGATTTTTTGCGAAACGGCAGGAGCATAGGCTTGAGCAAGCTGCGCGTTGGTCAACTGCTGCTGTGCGATGGTGATTTGTTCGCTATCGCCCGATTCATGCGCTTTTTTGAAGTTTTCCTGGGCAATCGCGAGTGAAGCGACCGCTCTAGACTTACTTTGCTCCGTCAAGGCACCTTGAGAGTCCTGAACGAGCTTCAAAAGACGCTGATTTTCAATTTGAAGGTTCTGTGTGTAGTTGACGGCCTCGTTTGCGAGGCGATCCGACGCTTCCTTGGCCCTACGCTCTTCGTGGTACTCCCATTTCAGCTTTTTTATACGTTTTTGGGCACGATTTCCCAATTGTGACAGTTCCTGATCAGTTGCCGTGCCGTCATCTTCCGGTGTTTCGGCCCCGGAAGCCCTTTGGTCCTCTTCCGGGCGGTCATCCACGACTTCAATCTTAACTTCACCGTCATCGGCACTCGTATCCGCGCCCGCAGGAGGCTCAATCGTGGTTCTGACGCCCAAAAACTTATCTTCTTCGCTCATTCTTCCGGTTTCGTCACTCATTTTAGGCTCTCTCCACGCCTCTGGGGTCTTCTACGACCGCCTCTACGGTGTCATCGTTGATTAAACGGAACTCCCTACCATGTATTTTCAACCTAGTACCACTGAATGCCCGAAAAACCACCCAATCACCTACCTGACAGTAGGGTCCATTGGGAAATCTGGCATAATTGACGTAAGCATCCGGTCCCATGGACATCACCCATCCCACGACGGTGGCAATAGACTCTTCATGTTGGGATTCGGACGATTTGATGATGCCACCTTCGGTGGCTTCCTCTACTTCGGGGAGCGCAATTAGAAGTTTATAGCCTTTTGGCTCCGGCAACTGCGATGCAAAATTTGGTTTTTCTTCTTCGAGATCCTCGTTGGGCGATACCATCTCGTCCAAAACTTCTTTTGCGAGCGTAGCCATGATGGCTCCTCGTTGAATTATTGCGCTCCGAACGAGCGTTGCGTCCTACGCACTAAAATTCCTTGAGTCTATCCTCTATATCTATAATTTCACGCTCTGCCCACGCCAACCCTTCGATTATCCCGCACATCTTGCGGTAATCTTCCATATTTTTTGCCGAACCAAGGGAAACCAAATCTGCTATTTCATTCATCTGGTCCCTCAATTTCTTTTTGAGTAACGAGAGAACGTCATCACTCATCCTTGTTTTTCTCCAATATCTTCAAGCCAAGTTTCACGCCTTCGGCCTCCTGTTCGGCATCGAACCTTTCCTGTTCCAACCTAAGTTTCACGTCCTCAGACTTCTGTTCGGCCTTAAACTTTTCTTGTTCCAATCCAACCTTAACGCCTTCAACCTCTTGTTCCGCGTCGAACTTTTCTTGATCCAACTGAGATTTAAGTAACATTTCCTGGCGCTCTTGTTCCAACGCGGCGGCATCGGAGCGTTCCCTGGAAGCGATCTTCTCGCGTTCGATCTGTTGTTTCTCCCGATCTACTTGCTCCGTGACCGCGAGTTTCTGCTGCTCCAATTGTGACTTGGCCTGATCCGCCTGCGCTCGACGCTGAACATCCTGTTGTCTGATCTGTAGTTCCTTCTCGCGCTGCTGCACGATAGGATCTTTTTGCATCTTCGCGTCTTGCTCCGCCTTGGCCTTCGCTTTCTTCTTGCCCAGCATCTGATCGGCTGCATCGGCAACCAAGGTACTAAGCCGCTTTTCGATATCTTCGGGCAACGGCTGGTTCGTTGGAGGCAGCGGAACACCAAGCTCTTCTTCGATCTGATCACGGAAGATGAATGCCAGGTGTTCGCGGATATGGGCATCCAGAGCAGAATTAATGGCACTACCCATTTGGTTGTTCTTCATTTGCTCCCTGATCTGCGGATCGTTCTTGAGTACCATATGCACTCTCATGTGCGCTTCGTGGTCTTGGTACTCGAACGCCTTCACGGGCTTCAGCGTAAGAACGTCTTCATTCTCGCTGACCGGATCCGTGGGACGAACCTCGTCCGGCTTGGGAACGATCTTATCCGCATTTGGAATACCGATCAAATCCATCATCTCGCGATGGAGAAGCGGCATATCGTATAGACCGGGCGATTGTTGTGCCAATTGCATGGCCGCTTGATACTGCATGATTCGTTGGGCCATGGTAGACGCATTGGGATCCGAAACGGGAACAACATCGATACGATCATCGAAATCTTGAGCCTTGATCCCTTCTCCCTCTTCGGTTTCATAAGGATAATCCGGTGATGTATAGTCACGGATGACCCCGACGAGAATTTTATATTCTTGTTTAAGGCTCGCATGAATACGAGCCTGGATAGCAGACTGCACCTTCATCGCTCTTTCAAGGATGGCAAGTGTCGTACCGACAGGTGCCTCCTGATTCATGTCCGCTACCTTGAGATCGGCCATCGACGCGAAGCGCCTGCCTTCCTCCACGATGTTACCCAGCAACTGGTAAAGGACCGAAGAAGGTTCCTTATAGGGAAGGAAAGTGATGTTATCCCTGATAACGCCACCCGGAACATCGACATCCCTGAATTCTCCGGGCATGATGGGCGTGTCGTCACCCTTGATTCTGAGTCCACGGGTCTTCAGCCCTCCAGGTAAATTGGATAAGGTGCCCGCATCGACGAGTTGACGCAGCAAGCTCGTAGCCGACTTGGCTAATCCGCCGATCATGTGGATCAACCCAAGATTATAGAATCCAATGCCCGGAACATACCCATAATGAACGAAATGTTGTTTCTTTATTTTATGTGGATCGTCTTCGGACCAATTCCTGTAAATCGATAGAATCGTGGAGCTACCCTTGTCTATGGTGATGACGTATGGCAATGCGACACCATCGGGATCCTCGAATCCCGGTATATCCATATCACAATGCATTTCAAGCAATTGATGCCGTTCACTATCGTCCCACGAAGGGCTAACGCCACCGATCTCGTTGTATTTACTTGTAATTGGATTTTCTTCAACATGTGACGTGGTCAATTCAACATCACGATAGAACCCACTCACCTGAAGCTTTCTCACCTGATTCGTGCTTCGGCTCATGACATGGGTATAACGCTCTGCTTGTTCTAGTTCGGATTCGTTGTACGACACGACGAAGTCCTCTGCCGGAACAAACATCGAAGTTGGTCTGCCCAACGACGGATCGAAGTAGATTTTACGGAACGCCGAACCCGCGAGTGGCAGGCTGAACAGAAGTTTTTCGGTTTCGGACCTGTATTCGGTCATCACTTCGATAAGCTGGTAATTCATGTATTCCTGAACACGCCGCGCCTGCTTCTCGTTATCATCGGTGACAACACCCCAAATATGTGTCTTGACCGGACCCTTGGCTGGCATGATTTCTTGGATCGTCTGTGCCTGGAATCTGACGACAGCTTCCGATAACATCGGGTGGAACACGCCACAAGCTCCAGCCCATGGGGTGGTACGATCCTCGATTTCCAAGCCTAACTGATCAAGACCTTCCTTGTACGTCGTCTCCCAATCCGAACGGCTGCTCTTATCGGAATCAAACTTCGATATGCAATCGATTGCCAATGTACGAAGATCGTTGTCTTCGATATGTTCGGCGAGATTGGAATCGAACTCATCGCCCCCGACACCCATGAGATCCGCCATGGGATCGAAGTCGATTTCAACACCGCCATCTTCCAGTTCGGTGATGAGCGAATCGCCGGGAATTTCTTCTTCCTCGACAACGACAAGCCCTTCCGGCCCCATCTCGAAATCATCTTGATCAAGTAACCCGCCAAGGGGTTTGTCTATCGCCATCTAATCACTCCAGCCTAGTTCGATCTTGATTCAGGAAAATGATCTGCTCTTCGATCTCGTCGATCATATCTTCAAGGTACGTCAATCGTAGATTCTGTTCCGCGTCATCCGGCAGAGCACCTAACTCGCCTCGCGGCCATAAAATACGAAATTCCGAATTCGATTCCACCTGCACGTTCATCAACTCAACACTGCGCTCAATAAAACTCAAGCGTTCGGTAACCCTGAAATAACCCGTAACCGCAACGCCGGTCGCAACCACCAATGCCAATAAGTTTCTGACCGGGATAGTGATTTCGCTCGACTCGTTCAGTCGCGTAGTCGGCGGAACCTCTTCCGTTGGCATCTAGACGGTATCTCTAAAAAATCTTATCAAGATCGTCGGCAACCTTATGCAAGGTGGCAACCGTATGCGTGATCACGGGCGGGGCCTTGTCGGCAATACCAAGCGTCAGCCCTTCGGTCAAACCCTTGGAGAATTGTTTATCTTCTTCCGTGGGCTTATCCAGATTCTCGACGGTTTTCGGGTTGATGACCAGATCAGCGCCAAACGCCACATGTGGAATAACACCGCAAGTCGAAAACTTCACATGGATGTTACCATCTTTGTCGTACCAGACACCCGCGTCCAGACTCGCTCCTTCACCCGGCCCACCTTCCGGTCCAGCCCATACCGTAGCCTGATTACCATCCGGATTGACGTAATGCCATTTCATCACGTCCGATACGGTGACACCGATATGGGCACTCACCTTTACCTCGAAGCCCCTACCGTCATGTGAATCCACGGAAGCGGATACACCCTGCTGCTCGTTCACGGTCTCCACATCGCAGATATGGTCGAAGTTCCATTTATCGGTACGCGACCATTTATCTCCTATCTCTTTCTTGAAATAGAAGTTACCGCTCTTGTCCGCATAGAATACATCCGCATCGGAACTATTGCTGACGTAATAACCGGGAGGAACCTCTTGACCTGTCATTAGTCGCTCATCTGGATAGTGCCTTCACAACCTTCATCAACACCACCCCGCGTAGAAAAAATCTTGATCGTGATCTTCGTGCTGCCGAAATTCGTCGGAATACTGAAACTGACGGGTGTACCCGTAGGTATATTGTCGTATTCCTTCTTGTACTCCGGGCTGACACTAGATTCGACCTTGATGTTCCAAGTAGCCGAAATGCCATCAGCGAAGTTGGCGGGAACCGTAACCTCACCCGTGGCCTCGACATGAGAACCAACCGTCGAGTAGCCGTGATCCTTCTGCCACTCGCCGTCAGAGTCTAGCGTGAAATTGGTGTTTTCGCTGTCACCCAACATCCGGTCGCGTAACACCATCCTCGAAAACGACTCATGTCCCTTTCTGGACATCATTTCCCCGGTTGCAGTCAATAATAGTCCGCCTTACGAGTGGGTAGCAAATCATTCCACGGGTCATCGCTGTCCAGATTGATGAAACCACCCTGCCTGAATCTGATCAACGCTTGTGTCGAGGAATCCACCAGATCATCATGGTCGCCAAACGGGAAAGATGCAAATTGCTCCATCACCTCTTCGGCCCAACGGGTTTTAGGCGCATAGACGTGCCCACTGAAAAAGAGGTCCGATACCGCGTTCACCCTGGCAACTTTATCCTTTCCCCTGCTTGGCGTGTATTCCGCAACCGGAATTCCCATTCTGCGAAGCTCGAAGATCAGGGGACTACCCGCCGCCTTCGCCTCCACGATAAAAGCGTCGGGTTTATATTCCTTGTACATCTCATACGCACGAACCTTCAGATCGGGAAATTCCAGACGTTCTTGTAGTGCATCTAGAAGAACGATCTTGGCCTGATTGTCCTCCGTGTAGAAAACACCCCACGTCGTACATGCACTGTAATCTGCGGTCTCCTTCGCGAGAAATGCGGTATCCCACGATTGGATGATGAATTCGCAGTCGGGTGGTTTCTTTTCCTTCCACTCCTTCCACCACTCCCGTTTGATGATCGCGCCTTCTTCGGAAGTCGGATCTTGCTGATACTGGGCACTCCACTTCGGTACCGGCAGTTCCGCCTTGAGAGATTCAAGTTGCTCCAATGGCCAAAATCCGGGCCATAACGGTTTGCCGCTAGGAAGGATCGCGGGTAGTTCGATAATCTCCCATTCGTCCGCACCACCCCTTTGGATGGAAGCCTTCAGAATTTGACCCGTCAGATCCTTCTTCGACCAACGGGTCATCACCAGACAAATCGCGCCACCAGGCTGTAACCGCTGACGTGGACCGGAAGTGTACCACTCATAAGTTTTATTGTAGACATCGGGATCGTTCAATGCCGCTTCCTGTTCGGAATGTGGGTCATCGACAATCAAGATGTCCGCGCCCTTACCCGTAACGGCACCGCCAACCCCGATAGCGAAGTAATCGCCACCTTTGTTGGTGTTCCAGCGTCCCGCAGCTTTCGAGTCTACACTCAACGCGACACCGGGAAACATCGTAGCATATTCGGAAGATCCCACGAGATTACGAACCTTACGCCCAAAGCCAACCGCCAGTTCCGCAGTATGAGCAGTCTGAATCACCTTGCGATCAGGAAACTTTCCTAAATACCAGGCAGGAAACAGATGAGACGCGAATTCGGACTTCGTATGGCGTGGGGGCATGTTGATGATCAAACGCTTCAACTCGCCGCTTGCAATACGATTGAATGCGTCCGCCATCACGCGATGATGGCTTCCCTCTATGAAGGCAGGCCAAGCTTCCCTCACGAATGCCAGGAAGTCGTCGTTCGCTTCTTCCCTGATACGAGCGTCGGATAACTCGTCAAGCAAAACGAGTATCTCACGCTGTCTATCGGCAGGCAGTGAACTGATTTGGTCCTGTATCGTAGCAATGTCCATTTTCAAAAATTACATAAAAATTTTACGCGAGAAAAGGGGGGGGCCTAATCCTGAGAAAATACCCCCCCCTCCTCTTCTAGATTAGTACTAGTATATACCAGATAGATTAAACCAACCAGATATATACCAACTTCAAAAAACCTAGATTATACCAGCTAGATAGAACCTACAC